ACATGTCTACCTTCGACTCTCTCAACGACGCCTTTGATATCTCAGCAGAGGTGGTCAAGGTTGAGCAGGAAAAACTTCCTGAAATCAAACCCATCAAGAAACAAAAACCACTTATCATCTCCGATAAGAGCGAGGATAAGGAGAAGGATTATCAGTATGCCAGGGCACAACTCTATGACATTGTAGAGAAGATGCAAGAGTCATTGAACTCAGCGATGGAAGTGGCACAACAAAGTGATCATCCAAGAGCATATGAAGTGGTTTTCAATGGTGCCAAGAATGCCGCTGATGTTGTGGATAAGTTGCAAGACTTACACAAGAAAATGGCGGATGTTGAGAGAGAAGAAACTAAGATTGTATCTCAAACACAGAATAATGTGTTTATGTCTGGTTCAACAGCAGAATTACTGAAGATGTTGAAGGACAATAAATAAACTTAAAACAGGTTATGAAATCCTACGAAGAATTTATTAGAGAACATAAAGAGGATCAAGAACAACTTGATGAGATTCTTGTTCCTTTGATTAAGGGAGGCGCCAAAGTCTTAGGTAAAGGATTGAAAGGCGCAGCAAAAGTTGGAAGGGGTGCAGTAGGAGTTGGTGGTGCGGTATTAGGTGCTGGAAGTAAGGCTGCCAAAGGTGCTCTTGGATTGGGACTTAAGGTGGCCAAGGAGTTATTGAAAGGTGATGAAGGTCCAGGAGACAATGTTGTCCACGGCAAAAGTCTTGCCCCTGTTGAAAAGAATTAATCTAAATAAATTCATAGGACAAAAGCTAAAATGAGCGACTTCTTTTCCAAATCTAATCAAATTAGAGAATCAAACTTAGACCTAGGTATCAAGGGGCTGAAGTCTCGTATTCGTGGCATGAATATCGAGGCTCCTAATCCTGTCATCAAGGAAGCAGTAGAACCAGAAAGAAAGTATACTGAAATAGAAGTCGCAGAGAATATTTACAATCTGTACAAAGATAGAGTTGCACCAACCGCACCAGATGATGAACCATTGGTTGTTGCCAACACTCATGCAATGAAGGTCAATGCAAAGGCATTGATGAGATCTCTTGCTGGTTATAGAAACTTTGGTAGTTCAGGTACTCTTACTCACTTTACTCATCAATGTAATGGTGACGTGGGTTCTAACAATCCTGACTACAATGCTTTGGTGGTTGCTGGCACAGAGATGACTCTGGAGGAGACACAACCAGAAACCATTGATGAGTTTAGAGAAAGAATTAATGGAGTGATGGAGGCTTGCTGGGCTGGATACAAACAGAAAGGCAACAAGAAGATGTTTGGAAAAACTTATCCAAACTGTGTGAAGGAAGAGGAGGAGGAACTAGAAGAAGGTAAGAAAGTAAAGTCTCCTATTGACATGGCTCTGGAGACTGACAAGAAGCTGATGAAGCTTCACACTAAGGATAAGCCAGCTCCAAAGGATTATCACAAAGAGAGTGTTGCAGTAGAACAACTCAAAGATGAGTTGATGGAGATGGATGACCATTCCTGGCAATCCATTGATAAGGTGATGAGAGTGATTGCCAAGGAACACAAGATTACTCCTAAGCAACTGCATAAAGATTTCAAGGCAGAGAATGACGGTCAGATTCCTGACGAGTGGATTAAAGAGAATCGTGTAATGGAAGAGGCAGGTTGGATGCCTTTGGATGAAGCAGTTGCCCTCAATAAGGTTGGTAATGTTTATGAAGTTACTGGTATGTGGCACGCCCACACCAGACGCATCAAGTTCTTTGTTCCAACTGTTGGCATTCCAAGCAGAGATGAGATTCAATATTACTTTGAAATGTTCTTCCCTGGTGGTAAGGTAATTTCTCATTATCCTTCAATGCATCCTGGAGACAACGTTAGGAATGAGATGGTTGTTGTTGTACCTATCAAGGAAGAGTGGGTAGAATTGGAACAACGATCCTGGGTAGAGATGACTGATGAAGAGTCTCTTGCCTATGAGATGATTTGCGAAGAAGAAGGTGAACCCATCTCACCAGCAATGATTACTGATGATGGATTTGAGTTGTGGATTGAGGATCATGACACAGGTGAAGAAAGAGTTGTGATTTACGAAGGTGGACTTCATGATTGGTTTAGCAAGTCTAAGTCCAAGGATGGTAAACCTGGTTGGGTTCAATCCGATGGTTCTCCTTGTGCCAATGAGAAAGGTGAAACTAAGACACCTAAGTGTTATTCTTCACAGAGATTGGCAGCACTGAAGAGAAAAGGGGCAGAAGGTAAGAAACTGATTCGATCTGCTGACGCACGTAAGTCCAGACAGGATCCAGGTCAACAACAAAAGTCTGGTGGTGCTAAACCAACATACGTGAAAACATTCAAAGATAAGAAAGACTTTGTGTCTTCTGGTGATAAGCAAACTGACAACGCACACAAAGAAGAGTTTGAAACTCTCTATGATATGACAGAAGGCAAAAAAGATGCATGTTATCATAAGGTTAAGTCCAGATATAAGGTTTGGCCTTCAGCATATGCTTCTGGTGCTTTAGTAAAGTGTCGTAAGGCTGGTGCAGGAAACTGGGGTAACTCCACTAAGAAAGAGGAGTTTGAATACATGGAGGAAGGCACTCCAGCGTGGCAGAGAAAGGAAGGCAAGAATCCAGAAGGTGGTTTGAATGCCAAAGGTGTTGCTTCCTATAGAGCTGCCAATCCTGGTTCTAAACTCAAGACTGCTGTAACAACTGATCCTTCTAAGCTTAAGAAAGGTTCTAAGGCAGCCAACAGACGCAAGAGTTTCTGTGCTCGTATGAGTGGCATGAAGAAGCGTCTTACTTCTGCTAAGACTGCCAATGATCCAGATAGCAGAATCAATAAGTCACTTAGGAAGTGGAACTGCTGATAAATACCAAAAAGGTATTTTTATGTTATCCACCGAATACAGGCTAAAGCTTGAGTTTATTTGCGAACGCATCGCAAAGAATCAAGAAGTCCAGTTGTCGGATATGATTTGGGCAGAGAAACTGAGTAAGTCAAATAGAAGTGCTTATGAGATGTTGCGCAAGGCGAGAAGAGCGCAGTTGTCAGAAGCAGAGGAAGGATCACTTGATGACTTATTAAATAAAATGGACTTGGGCGATCCAGATCCATCAAATCATCGTACTGGATTTGAAAGTGCTGATGATATACTCAACTGGTTTAAGCAAGACAAAACTGATGATTGGCGCCAGAGGGACTGATGATTATTGATCATGAGGATTTTTTTAAATCCAACCTACAGAATGATGAATTAGTCAATAAGATTAGAACAACACTAGAGACAGCAGACGAACGTCTTGTTCCAGTTACCTCAGATGGAAAGGGAGGGGTTCACCCAGAGTCAAGACATATTGATGGTATTGATCTCACGACCACAACTTATGTTGGGAAAGGACTTGAGGATATTATAAAATTGGTTAACAACAACAAATGGAAGTTGGATCTTGAAAATCAATGGAGTCATATCACAGCTCTTGTTTATCGAAAGGAAGGTCATCATTTTAGATGGCATGTTGATGGTAAATTTTACGACATCAACCTAAGTGTCGTGTTATGTCTATCACATGCCGATGAATACGAGGGTGGACTTTTTGAGATTGAAACACAAAATAAAAAAATCAAGAGTTATAAATTAGACTTTGGCGATTTCGTTGTCTTCCCTTCCAAGGTTGCACCTCATCGTGTGACACCATTGGAGTCTGGCACTAGACGATCGATTGTGGGGTTTTACAAGTGATTAAAGAACCGATTGAATCAGATGATTATTTGATATTTAACTTGAATAATGATCAACTTATTGATAAAATAAATTATGACTTGAAGCCAGCAGAAAAAAATCTGCTACCGAGTACATATGCTGGGGGTTATGATATTCCAGAACAACTTATTTCTGACGCGATAGAACTTCCTTATGATTCTTACATTGCCGATGGAATGAGAAATATCGTTAAGATGGTGAACAATAATAAATGGAAATTGAATTTTATTGATGAGTGGAGTCGATTAACACTTCTATATTATAGAAAAAAAGGTCATCATCTTGGGTGGCATTGTGATGATCCTACTTGTATCCTGAGTACTGTGTTATGTTTATCAAACCAAGATGAATATACTGGCGCAAATTTTGAACTTAAGGAACGAGATGAAACTGTTAAAACCTTCAAGTTTGGGTATGGTGATTGCATTGTTTTTAGGACAGGTGAACATGCCGTACCCCACAGAGTAACATCTCTTGTCACTGGAGTTCGTAGAGCAATCACTGGATTCTTTAGATAATCATGACACAAAAACAAACAAAACCTGGAGTGGAAATTATGAAGACCATAAGGTTTGGAGGAAGGGCTGATGGCTGATTTAGACTATAAAGGCAACCCGTTACTCAAACAACGTGGTGTCCAAATTGATTTTACAAAAGAACAAGTAAAGGAAGTCATCAAGTGTTCACAGGATCCTGAATACTTTTTGACTAATTATATCAAAGTTATTTCTTTGGATGATGGTATTGTTCCTTTTCATCCATACCCATTTCAGCAGAAGCTTATTGATAGCTTCCACAATAATAGATTTACTATTTGTAAGTTGCCGCGACAGTCCGGTAAGTCTGTGACTGTGACGGCATATCTTATTCACCAGGCTATCTTTCGTGACAACATTAACATTGCCATTCTGGCTAACAAACGAGAGACCTCGTTTGAACTTATGGCCAAGCTTCAAACATCTTATGAGAACCTTCCCAAGTGGCTTCAACAAGGTGTTCTGGCTTGGAACAAGGGATCGATCGAACTTGAGAACGGTTCTCGTATCACTGCATCTTCTACTTCTAGTTCAGCTGTTCGTGGTTTCTCCTATAACATTGTTATGTTGGACGAGTTTGCGTTCGTTCCTACTAACATTGCCGACGATTTCTTTAGCTCTGTTTATCCTACTATCTCCTCTGGTAAATCAACCAAGGTAATTATGGTTTCTACCCCTAACGGGATGAACCATTTTTACAAACTATGGAATGATGCCGAGAGAGGCAGGAACTCTTACAATGCTATTGAGGCACACTGGTCTGAAGTGCCAGGCAGAGATGAGAGATGGAAAGAGGAAACGATTGCAAACACCAGTGAGCAACAGTTTGCACAGGAGTTTGAGTGTGACTTTATTGGTTCTGCTGGAACACTTATCACACCAGCAAAATTGAAGTGTATGACCTATGAAGATCCACTTCATAGTTCAGGAGGGTTGGATATCTATGAGGAACCCATTGCAGGTCATGAATACATCATGACTGTTGACGTGTCACGTGGAATGAGACTCGACTATTCTGCTTTCATTCTGGTTGATATCACCTCTTATCCACACAGGTTGGTTGGTAAGTACCGAAACAACACCATTAAACCAATGTTGTTTCCTGACATCATCACTCAGGTTGCCAAAAAGTATAACAAAGCTTGGATACTTTGTGAAGTGAATGACATTGGTGATCAGGTTGCCTCTATCATTTTCTATGACCTTGAGTATGAGAACCTGTTGATGACTTGTATGAGAGGTAGAGCTGGCCAGGTTCTGGGTCATGGTTTCTCTGGTGGCAAAACACAACTGGGTCTGAAGATGGCCAAGGCACCTAAGAAGTTGGGATGTTCTAACTTGAAACAAATGATAGAAAGTGATAAGGTATTATTAAATGACTTTGCTATCATTAATGAACTAACAACCTTTGTTGAGAAGAGAGACAGCTTTATGGCTGAGGAAGGTTGCCATGATGACTTGGTAATGTGTATGGTCATCTACGCTTGGGCGGTGGCACAGGACTACTTCAAAGAGATGACTGACCAGAGTGTTAGAGAAGAACTTTATGAAAAGGATAAGTCTCAATTAGAAGAGGACATGTCGCCGTTTGGCTTCATTAGTGGAAGTGGAGATGATGACACATTCAGTGATGGTGGACAACTTTGGAGGACAGAATGGGAGTCAGATAGGTATGATAAGTACAGAGATAAGATAGATGAATATGGTGTTCCTACCAGTGATTGGTACTGGGGAGGTCAAGGTTCTGGATATTATTGGTAACGGAAATAAAGTCAGTCATACCAAAGGTTGTGAGAGAATATTAGGTCTATAAAATAAGAAACATAGTTTCCTGTAGTATAAAAATATGGGTTTTTCTAAATACTCTTGAATATACTTATATTCGGGAGTAAACAATGGTTATCAAGACCGCATCTCCTGGTATTATTATTAATGAAGTTGATCTTACCAGGGGTACAAGTGATGCAATCACTACTAATGTGGCTTGTCTGTGTGGTCCTTTCCAAAAAGGACCTGTAGATGAGCTCTATAAAGTCGATACTGAGCATGAATTAGAGAAAATTTTTGGTGCGCCCACAGACGAGAACTACGAATACTGGTGGACAGTTAGTAACTTTCTTCAGTATGGTGGTGTTTGCTACGTTGTTCGCGTAGACGACGCCGCTGGTGATGCCCAGGAAATTTTTGGTTCTGACGTCTTTGGCGTTCAGACTATGAGAAACGCAGCTGACGTTCTGACAGACGATCGCACTGGTCCTTACGTCAAGAATGACGACGATTTCTTTGAGAACACCTTTGGACAGGGTGAGTCACAGGCTCACTTCATTGCCAGAAACCCTGGTACATGGGGTAACTCTTTGGGTGTTGCCGTTATTGACCAGGGTGCTGACTACAAGATGCGTCTGGAGTCTGACAATGTAAGACCCATTAATCGTGATCTTACACCAGCTGAACTTGCCACAGGTCCAACACCAAATAATGATCAAGTTCCATATCCACTGATTGGATATGAGTTTGACAACACTCTGTTGGGTGGTACAAACGTTGGTCGTTATTATCGTGCTGCCTATACAGGCAACATTGGTATTGATCTGGAAGATGATGACACCGTCTATCCTGTATTTGTTAAGTTCTATGAGCTTGACGGATCTCTGGATGGCATTGGATACATCATGCCTCCTGCTGATAACCAGCCTAGAAGCGTAATTCGTTTCATGTTGGTTGCTGGTAATTGCCAGAGAGGAGACACCATCACTCATGATGATACCACTTTCTCTAACGCCATTACTGACGTATTTGAGACTGGATATCAACAACTGTATAAGCTTGAAGGTTATCCCTTCATTCTGAACACTGAAATCAGAGAGGATGTCAGAACAGATCATCTTGATGACATTTACCAGAACAATCTTGATCTGCTTGCAGAACTAGACATTCAGGATCCTGCTAATCCTACCAATAATCCACAGATTATTGATACGATTTGGGAACCCAAAATGTACACAAAGGAAGAGGGTAACAAGTTTGGGTGGCCAAACAATCCTCGTCCTAACATGAAGATGTCCCCAGCAGTCAGATATGCTGGTGGTCCTGTTTCTTTGGGTGAGACATACATTTGGAATAATGTAGCTGAACGCTGGATTAACGTTTATAAACTAGGTGCTGGCGACATCGTTCATGATGGTGGACATGTCTATACCATTGGCGCTATTGCTGACTGGTATAATACTCAGGTTGCTTTTGCTGGTATTCGTTGGCATCGTTTTGGACCTCGTCCAATGACGACCTTGAACGCTCAGCGTCGCAACACATTTAAAGATG